TATACATTTATACGGGGGCACTCGCCCCCCTTTTTTTATGGCACAAATATCTTACGGAGTGTCTACCGAACTAGATGCTGTCAACTCAATCCTGATGAGCGTTGGAGAAACCCCAGTTAATACATTAGCTGTGCAAAGCCCCGAAGTGGTTATAGCACTAAACACTCTAAGGCAAGTCTGCCGTGAGATACAAGCTGAGGGTTGGTCGTACAACACAGAGAACGAGTACCCTATAAACCTTGATACAAATAATCAGTGTATCATTCCAAACAATGTTTTACAAATAGATCTCAATATCTTTCAACACGGTAAAGATTATGATGTAGTTAGACGTAGTGATAATGGTATTATGAAAGTATATGATAAAAAAGGACATACTTTTACTTTTGAAAATTGTAGTAAATTATACTTTGATATTATATGGATGCTAAGTTTTGAAGATCTACCTCAAGTTTTTAAAGATTATGTTACTGTTAGGGCTACTAGAGTAGCTTCTAATCGTATGGTAAACAACCCACAATCTGCTAAATTACTTGAATCAGATGAGGCACTTGCTAGAGCTTCAGCTTTAGAATATGAGAGCAAACAAGGAGACCATAATATATTCAGTGATTACCAGTATCAACACGATGCTAACACCGTGTACAAACCATTTAAAGTATTAAGAAGAATGTAATGGCAGCAGTAAATCAACGTATCCCAAACTTTCTTGGGGGTGTATCTCAACAACCAGATAAAATAAAATTTCCAGGACAATTAAGGGCGTGTGATAATGCTGTTCCAGATATAACATTTGGTCTTAAAAAACGTCCTCCTGCAGAATTTGTAGCTAACTTAACAGGAGCTAATAGTACAGGTCATTGGTATGAGATACTAAGAGATGGAGATGAGAAATATTTAGTACAGATCACACCTAGTAACAGTAATCCTATTCAAGTATGGGATTTGTCAAACGGTGCTTCACAGTCGGTATCTCTTGCTAGTGGATCTAGCTATAATTATCTAGCAGGTGCTACAGAGCCTTACGGGGTAACTACTATCCAAGACTATACTCTTATATGTAATCCACAAAAAACTGTAGCTATAGGATCTACTAACACAGATGCACCTTTAGACAATGGTAATTATGCATATGTAAGACTAGATACTATTGCTTACAACACTGAATATATTTTATATGATACTACAAATACACCAAATCCACCTGATCCTAAAACATATTATAGGGCTACTTCTTTAAAAGTAGATTTCCTTGGGCCACCACCTTCAGGTAATATAATAAATCTTGCTGGTTCAACATGGGGAAACCCCGAATCAGATACAAGATATGCTGCATCTGCACCTTTTTCATTTTCTGGTGGTGATAATGTTATACTTACTGGAGATTTATTTACTGACAGTTCAGGTACTCCTTTACTTGCAAGTAATGTTATGAATCCTGCTGATAGTAATGACAATTTAACAGAAAATATTGAAGGGAATATTCAAGTAAATGGTGTTGCTTATATTGCTAGTAACACTGCAAACTACGATGGTACTGGTAGCACTGCATCGGATTTTTTAGGATATACACAAGATTATGACAACCGTTATACTGCTACAATTACACTTACAAATGGTGGTTTAATTAGAAAAAACAGTAAGACAGATGCAGAAGATACGTATATATCGATATTTACAGGTAAAGGTACTCCTAATCAACAACAGTATCGTATTTCAGTAGAGTCTGTAGAACCTGTAACAACATATCGAGATGTACCTAACATAGGTTATTTTAAAACTCCTAAGAATCCTGACGAAGGTGTTTTAGGTATGACAACTATTTTACAAGGATTAGCTGCGTCTGTTAATGCAAATATAACTGGTGTAACTGCTGAAGTTATAGGTAGTGGTTTATATCTTAGAGGTGCAAATGCCAAAAACGTAAACTTTCTCGGTGGTGCTGTAAATGAAAACATGAGTGTAATATCTACAAAAGCACAAGATGTTAGTAGACTACCAGCTATGAATAAACATGGTTATGTAGTTGAAGTGGCAAATGATTCTGATGTAGAAACTGATAATTATTATCTAAAATTTGTTGCTGACAATGGTACTAGCGGAACTGGTAGTTATGAAGAAACTATACGACCTCATAACTTTCATGGTACAACTGCAGATCAAACAGTAAAAAAAGGTTTTGATCTTGATTCAATGCCTCATGCTTTAATTAATAATCGTAACGGTACATTTACTTTTACAAAGTTAGATAATCAAGGTAATGATAATTACTGGAAAGACAGAGAAGTAGGTGACAATGTATCTAACCCTTTTCCATCAATAGTTGGTAAAAAGATAACTGATTTATTTTTCCATAGAAATAGATTAGGTTTAGTGGCTGATGAACAGATAGTAATGAGTCAACCAGGGTCATATTTTAATTTATTTACTGTATCAGCTATAACAACCAGTGATGATAACCCTATAGACATCAGTGTATCAGATGTAAAACCAGCATTTATAAAGCACACATTACCTATAAATAAAGGTATAATGATGTTTAGTGATAATGCTCAATTTTTATTATTTACAGAATCTGATATATTTAGTCCTAAAACTGTTAGGCTAAAAAAAGTAGCAAGCTATGAATCTGATTCAACTATAAAACCTTTGGATCTTGGTACATCCGTACTATTTACATCTAGTGTTGCTGCTTATTCTAGAGCATTTGAGGCTGTTATAGTAGATGACGATACTCCTGCTCAGATTATAGAACAGACTAGAGTAGTACCAGAGTTTTTACCAAAAGATCTAACTCAATCAACTAATTCAAAAGTATTAGGTATTACTACGTTTGGTAAACAAAATAGTGATACTATATATCATTATAAATACTATAATGCTGATAATAAAAGAGAACAATCTGCTTGGTACACTTGGTTAATAAAAGGTCAACTACAACATATGTGTTATACAGCTAGTAATTTTTTTACAGTCACCTATTTTGAAGGTACGTATAAACTAGCAAGGTATGAATATATGACTGAGACAACAGCTAATCGTAGTTATACAATAGATGATGGTACTACTCAAAACCTTCCTGATGCAATTGATACTAAAAGGTTTTTTGAGGCACACCTAGACTTTATGGTTTTACCAAATAGTATATTAGGTTCTCAAAATCCAGATCAAACTTCAATAACTGTACCATACACAATTAGTAATACTAATAGCCCAATTAATTTTTACATGGTTGGTTTATCTGGTACTGACGCTTCTGGTGAATCTATTGCTGGTATGGTAAAAGAAGCTGATTCTGTATCAGGTACTACTGCTATTTTTAATGACATAGTTTTAGATAGTACAACCTCTAAAGTTGCTGTAGGCTATGGCTATGCAAGTACGATTCAATTACCTACATATTATATGAATTTAGGTCAAAATGCCTATGATGTAGATAGTGATTTACGTATATCTGGTATAAATTTTGAATTAGGTCACGGTGGTCTTGTACAATTCGAGGTTAAATCACCATATGAGTATGTTGATGAAAATGGAACTATTGTTAAGGATGTAGATAATTATACTCAATTAGGAGATGGTATGACATCTGATTCTAGCCAACTCAATACACACCCTACACAATTAACCAGTTCTCTACGATTACCAATACAACGTAAAAATAATAAATATATTTTAACTATATTTTTTAACACCCCTTTTTCTACCGCTTTAATCTCAGCAAGCTGGGATGGCATTTACAACCCAAGACGACATGTACGAAGGTAAGTATATTCAGACTTGCACTCCAGAGTTAGCTCTAAGTGTAGGTCTGAACTTACGCTATGAAGATAGACGTGAAGCAGAAGAAACTTCTGGTTTATGTGCAGAGGCTTCAATTATTGAATCTTTTTATAATTCAGCATATTCTGTATATTTTAAGGTTCCCAACGGCAAGGCTGCTGGAGTGGCAGGAGTGACCCCACAAAATGTTATATGGATGCTATGTACTGATGCTAGTACAGAATATCCACATACATTTGTGAAGGAAGCTAAACGCTGGGTAAACAGTTTACTCAATCCTTATTTATTTAATCAAGCAGATATGCGGAATGAATCGCATATAAAACTACTAAAACTTTTAGGTTTTACTTTTGTCAACTATCATGTCTACAACAATGTACCTCTTATAACATTTATTAAACCATGTGTACAGTAATGGCAATGAGCATAGGTATGGGTGCTGCACAAGCCGTAACAGGAATTGCGGAACAGAACAGACAACACCGTGCTCAGGTCGATGCCGTTAATCGTAGTAATGCGATGGCACGGCAAAAATATCTTAATGATATAACTATCTCAGCTTACAACGATCAACGTAAAGGTGAGGTATTTACAGCTCAACTACAAGCTGATGCTGCAGCTAGAACTGCATACTATCAGCAAAAAAATATTAATCAAATAGAACACAATAGAGCGTCAGAAGCAGCTCAAGCAGAGTTACGAGAAAAAGTAACTAAAACAATGTTTGAAAGTCAAACTAATTTAGCTAAGGCTATAAAAGCACAAGGTACTGTACTTGCTAGTGGACAACAAGCTGGTCAATCTATGATGTTGACTATTGACGATATTGAAAGAGAATATGGAATGGCATCTGCACAATTAGATGCAACTATATTTGATGCAACAAGAGCATACGGTATTAAGCAGTTTGGTTTAGACTTAGATCATTATGCAGCTAATATGACAGCTTATAATTCTATATCTACATCTGCTCATGTAGCTCCAACCGCTTCATTTAAAACAATTAGACCAATCGAACAAAAAGCTCCTCCAAAACCTTCAGCACTTGGCCCAATACTTGGCGGTATAAGCACTGCATTTAGTACGGGAACAAGTCTTGGTGGTCAAGATTATTGGAGGGATACACTCAAACTTAAATAACTAAGGTTATGACATACTCAGGGAGTACAAAAAATTCATCATATAGCAAGAGAGTTTACAACAGAAAAGATAGTAATGATCTTGCAGAATACGCTAAGGCGTTAGAATCACAAAGAAAGCAAACTGTCAAAGAGTTTAAAGCTGCATCTACGGATCAACTAGGAGAGCTTGATAGACAGGATAGTGTACAAACCAGTAACGATAAATTTCAACTACAACAACTATCTAAATTTAGTAATACATTAAATGAGTTCTTAGACACAACTGCTAAAACTATAGGTAAAGCATACATTGATAACAAACGTCAAGAAGGTGTAGAACTTTATAGAAGGTATGAAGCTGGCGATCCAGCTGCTATAGAAGAGGTAGAAGGTAACATACAACAGATAGAAGAAATAGATAAAAAAGTTAAGAGTATGTCTCAAAAGATTAATGAATCTACAGAGGCATTTCTTGACAGACAAAACCAAGAAAACATATCACTTAAAGATAAATTAAAAGCACTTAATGTCAGAAAAATGGGTGCTAATATACGTTGGGGTTTTGTAAGAGCACAATTACAAGAATCAGCTCAAGGTTATAAAGCACATCTTATTGACGAGTTAAAAAATAATGAAAGTGCATTTACAACTAAAGATGGTACTGAGTATAAAATAAATGATTACTATACAATTCTAAACTCAGAGCATAAAGAAGAAATTGAAAACTATGTAGAAGATCAGTATATTGCAAACAACAACCCGTTTGGTGCTTCAGATAATGTTAGAAACTCTTATCTTACTGCAAGTGTTGTAAAGGCTACAAACGAATTTAGAAATGCAGAGTTTAAGCAAGAGTTAGCTAGACAAGGTGAAGAAGAACAAAGTGATAGGGTAAATAAAATAATTACTGCAGCTGAGAACTTTGGGCCAGAGCTAGAAGAAGTAGATGGTAAGTTTGTTGATGTCAAGCTTCTAGCTGTTGTAAACTCTATTGATGACCTACTAATCAATGGCCCTGGAAGTGAGGCTTTTATTGGTTCTACTGTTAGTAGATTTAAGGCTAACAAGATAAGACTTATTGAAGGTATAAAGAGTGCTTTATCTGCCCTTGACCCAGACACAGCAGCTG